CAGGATTGAGTTCGCGTCTGCGGCCGCGGAGTGGCGGAAGGCGACGGTGGACGTGGCGGTGGCGAAGGAACGCTCGAGGTGTCTGAGACTGGCCAAAAAGCGCGGGACGACGGTGGGGAAGATCGTGAAGGGGATCAAGGAAGGGCTGGACAAGCCATGATCTTCTCCGCGCTCAAGGGCCTCTTCCTGCCCGCGGTCAACGTGCTGGCGGAGCCTCCGAAGCGGGCCCTCAGTCGGCGTGGCTTCTTCAGCTTCTGCACGGCCGGGACGATCGCGGCATCCACGGCCGGGGCGTGGACGGGCGGACCGAACAATCTGCTTACGGCTGGACTCCGCAGGGAGTTCGCCCTGGTCTATGCTGACAGGGTTACATGGTCTGCCGGGGCCGGGGTGTGGCTTCCGAGCAGCGGCATCACGGAGTGGGTTGATCCATGAGCGACTCCGACCCCGCGTCAAACCGATTCGCCGCCGGCCGTGAACTGGACGCCCTTGTCGCCGAGAAGGTGATGGGCTGGCACGAGCACGCCTACGGTGACACGGTGCCACTAGCCATTTGCCGAGCCGCGCTGAAGGCTATGGAGCCGAAAAATGCCTGACGACCGGCTGCTCGCGGCGCGGAGCCTGATCCGCTCGCTTACCCCCAAGTGGACGAAGTACATCCCCATCAAGCCCAACGTGAAGCAGCATATTTATCTGTGCCTCGACCATGTGCTCGACGTGTTTTTCGGGGGAGCAGCTGGGCCGGGTAAAAGCGTGGCCCTCCTCGCGGGTGCCCTCCAGTACGTGGACGAGCCCGACTACGCAGCCTTGATCGTGCGCCGCAACTACATGGAGCTCACCCAGGCGGACGGCCTCATCGACGTCTCCCATGAATGGCTCGACGGGACGGACGCGACCTGGAACGAGAACCTGAAACGCTGGAGCTTTCCGCCGCATGGGAACACCCTCCAATTCGGCCACATGGACAACGCCATGGACAAGCGGAGGTACAAGGGCGCCCAGTACCAGTTCATCGGGATCGATGAAGTGACCGACTTCGAGGAGCGGGACGCCATGTTCCTCTTCTCGCGTCTCAGGCGCAAGATGGGATCGAAGATACCCCTCCGGTTCCGGTCGGCGTCCAACCCCGGAGGCGTGGGCCATGACTGGGTGAAGCGCCGCTACGTGGACGCCGTAGGGGCAGAGCGCCTCTTCATCCCCGCGACGATGTCGGACAACCCTCATCTCGACGTCGCGTCCTACCTGAAGAGCCTCGCCAACCTCGATCCGGTCACCCGCGAGCGTCTCATCAAGGGCGACTGGCTTGTGACGGACGGCGGAAGCCTCTTCGATCGCTCGTGGTGGAAGACTTTCTTCAGGGTCCCTCCCGTCGAGGTGGTCGGCCGCGTCAGAGGCTGGGACCTCGCGGCGACCTGCGGGGATGACTCGAAGGAGACTGCCGGGGTACTCATGTCGAGGACCACCAAGGGCCTCTACGTGATCGAAAGCGTCATCCACGGCAAATGGCACCCGGGGGACAGGGACGACATGATCGTCTCCACCGCCTGGGCGGACGGGGAATACGTCCATCAGGTGGTCGAGGAAGAGCCCGGAAGCGGCGGCATCGCCCAAAACGACTCCCTGATCCGAAAGATGTCAGGCCGGCGGGCGACGTCGATCAAGGTGACTGGAAAGAAGGCGGTGAGGGCGGGGCCGCTGTCCTCGCAGGTCCAGGCGGGCAACGTCGCGCTGATCGAAGGCATCTGGAACTCCGATTTCATCGACCAGTTGCACAACGTCGATCCGGTGACGGAGAACATGCCCATGGACATGATGGACGCCGCGAGCCTTGCGTTCAACGCCCTTCCAGCGTATCCTCTCGGGGGCGCGGTGGAAACCGGAGGGAGGCTTGTGGCCGACAGGAACTCGCAGGAGTTCGAGGACGAACAAGATCGCATCGCCATCGAAGAGGCCAAGAGGGACAGCGCGAGGGGAACGGACATGTGGGAAGATGCCTTCGGAAGCAGCAGGAGAACGTCCGGCTGGGAGAATCTGAACTAGATGGGCATGGACGACGAGGTCAACGGCCTCAAGAGGATGCTCGTGATCTTCTTCTTCGTCATCCCCGGGCTTCTCGTCATCGCCGCCGTCGCCGCGCTCATGGCGAACAGGATGGGACTCCTGTGAGACCCCCCCTCGTCAAGGCCCTGCTGACGTGCGACCATGTGCTCCTCGATCCCATCACCGGAAAATGGACCTTGATCGGAATCTTCAACACCCTCGGCGCCCGCGACCTGCCGTTCATCTCACGGCCTTTCCACGCCTACGCGCTCCTCGCGGACCTTCACGGGAATGTGGACATCCGCTTCAGGCTCGTGGACCCGGACGATGTGAGACTCCTTGAGGCGGTCGTTCCAAGCGTCAGGGTCCAGGAAGGAATCACCCTCGACTGCGGCGGCGGATTCCCTCCGATCCTCTTCAACCGGGAAGGTCCCTACGCCATCTGGCTCATCGTCAACGGCGAGATCGCGGGAGTCCATACCCTGTCCGTCCAGAGATCAACTCCGCAGGTGCGGAAGGAGAATTAGGATGTCCCTGCCCTTCAACGTCAGGCAATCCACGGGCAAGCAGATTTACGGACGCCAGCTTGCCTCCATGGTCGATTCCGCCCTGATGCACGATCAGTCCATCGCGCTCTCGAAAGACCCGAACGTCTACGAAAAGATGATGCTCGACGCCACGGTGGCCCACCTGAAGGGCATCCGCAAGCACATGGTGGCCGGGAGCCGATGGCAGATGGAGCCGGCATCGTCCAGACCCATCGACAAGAAAGCCGCCCAGGTCATGGAGAAGCTCTTCGAGTTGAAGCTCAGGAGGTTCTCTCAGGCAAGGTTCAACCTCGCCGAAGGCGTCTTCCGCGGAAGCTCCTTCGCCCGCATCAAGGGCCAGATGTCCTGGATCAACGTCTTCGATGACGGCATCCCGAGGAACTTCTGGGTGCCCACGGAGCTCGTGGACGTGGATCGCCGCAGGTTCGACAAGGTGGTCCATCACAGGGACCGCGGGATGCCCACGGAACGCCTTGAAGTCGAATGGAGGATGTTCGACTACGCGAAGAACGAATGGGCCGTCTGGGAACATCCCGAGTGGTACGTCAAGAACATCTACAACGACGACGAGGCCACACTTGGGTACGGCCGCGGCCTGATCGACTCGATGTACTTCTACTGGAGGGCCAAGGAAATCCTCTTCAAGATGGGCCTCCAGGGCGCGGAGCGGTGGGCTCTCGGGTTCATGGTCGCCAAGGTGGACAACGCCCGGAGCGCATCCACGGGGAAGACGAACCAGTCCATCGTCAACTCCTTCATCTCGGAACTCGAAAAGCAGCGCAGCCAGCACTACTTCGTCATGGACAAGATCGACGAGCTTGAAGTCCTCCCCGGCCCCGGCCAGGGCCACGAGATCGTCAAGCACATGCTGGACTACTGCGACCATCAACTCAGGCTGCTCGTGCTCGGGAGCAATCTTCCCACGGAAGCCACCAAGGGCGGCTCCTACGGCATGGCCGAAATCCAGCAGGGCACCATGGATACCCTCATCAAGTTCGACCGCAACCTGATGGCGGAAGCCTTGAGCACCGACCTGGTCTCGCTCACCTGGAACCTGAACCGCCCGGCGCTGTTCTCCATGGGCCTCGCTGCCGCTGAACCCCCGAGGTTCATCATCCTCGAGGAGAAGATCAACGATCCGAAGCTCATGGCTGAAGTCACCGAAGTGCTCCTCCGGGCGGGGGTGACCTTGAAGGCGGACGAGACCTACGAACTCCTTGGCCGCACCCAGCCGGGCCCTGAAGACGAAGTCATCGAACCGCCGATGGGAAGTTCCCAGATGCGCAGCATGGGAGGCCAGTTCGGCGAGTCCACCGACATGCAGAAGCAGATCGACGCGGAAGAGAAGAAGAAACCCGCGAGTCAGCGCGAAGGCCCTCCCAACCTTGGCGAAAAGCAGATGCAGGCGTTCGCCAGATATTCAGGGTCGGGGATGTCACGGGATTCCGCCATCTTCTACGCCATGGGCGGGGGGCCCGGCCCGGTCGAGCATCAGACTCCGACCCCTGCTCCGGTGACCATGAACAACGGCATCCCGGAGGACAAGCTCCGCGGCATCCTCGATTCCGTCATCGAAGCCGTGAAGGCCAATCGCCCCCTGGTCAGCGTCAATCCGGAGGTCCGCGCTCCAGACGTCATCGTCCACTCTTCACCGGCCATCGTCGTGAACCCCACCCCCGTCACCGTCACCAATGAGAACAGGATAGAGGTCCAGCCCGCCCCCGTCACCGTGCAGAACGAGGTGAATCCGACCCCGGTCCTCATCGAGAACAAGGTGGAAGTAAAGGTCGATAAGAGGAAGCCGGTGTCGATCAACATCGAGCGGGACAACGAGGGCAACATCAATCGTATAACCCCCGAGGAATAAGGAGATCGACTAATGGCCGCAGCTGGAAAATGGAAAATGTACGAGGCGGCCAAGGAATACTTGGCCGATGGGACGCACGACCTCGACAACACCACGCTCGGCTACACGGTAGCCCTCTTCCTGTCAACGTCGAACTGCGAGACGCTCTCTGTCGGGACCGGCGTCTACGGCGACCTCACGAACGAGCACGCCAACTCCTTCGGTTACACCACCGGCGGGATCGCTCTCACGCTCGAGACCTACACGCAGGCGGCGGGGGTGGCGACGTTCGACGCGGCCGACGTGAGCTGGACCGCCGCGGGAGGCTCCATCACGGCGCGCTTCTCGGTGATCTACGTGAACGCGACGGTGAACGGCATCGTGAAGCCCCTGCTCTGCGTGAGCCTGCTCGACACGGCCCCGGCAAACGTGACAGCCACGGACGGGAATCCGTTCAACCTGAACTTCAACGCCTCTGGATGTTTCACGGCCTCTGGGATGACGACGAACTAACCATGGCGAAAGAATTCAAGATCGAGATCACCTTCGACGCGGAGACGAAGGACTGCAAAGTGACGGGCCCGATCCATGAGCCCGATCTGTGCTACCTCGGGCTTGAACTCGGCCGCAGGGTGATCGAGCAATACAGCCGGAAGAAGATCATGGTCGGGCCGGCCGCCCCCGCGAAGCTCGCGCCCGTGCGCATCAAGCTCCCTCCCCTAAAGGCCCTGTTCGGGGGCCGCTGATGATCGTCTGGAGAATCTACTACGGGGGCGGCTCGACGTTCTCCAGCGAGGACGGAGCCGCGGCCGATGCTCCATGCGGCGGCGTCATCTGCGTGGCCTGGTATGACGAGGACAAGCGTCGCCACCTCGCCCACGGGCAGGACTACTACATCTTCGACGCCGGCCGCTGGATGGGCGTGGATGCCTCCGGCTTCTGGCAGTACATGGGCGAGCCCGGCGCGAAGATCGTCAAGCTCGGGCGCATGATCGGCGACCTCAAGTTCCGTGAGGTGATGTCGCACGCCATGAACGACCTCCCGATTGAGGAGGCCGCAAGGTGAGCTGCACCGCCGCATGGAACCAGAAGACCTTCCGGGG